TACCATTTGTTGGATTTGTTGAAGTGTCAAAAGTATTAGCACCACTCCCTCCAGTGCCGCCATTACCAGCATAACCACCGGCACCACCACCACCACCGCCTTTTGTTTCAACTGTGCCAAACCATTTACCACCATTCCCCCCAAGTCCACCACCATCACCTACATAGGTACCACCGATTCCTTCTATGTTTGTACTACCAAGTCCACCATAACCTGCCACTGTGCTAATGTTAATAAAATAGCTGTTGCCTCCATTATTACCATTTACACCGGCAGATCCGCTTGAAAATCCAGCTCCACCGGCGCCTACTACCACAGTGTAGCTTTGACCTGGAGTTACATTGATATTGTTTTTCCAACCTAGGCCACCTCCACCTCCACCTCCACCACTGGCATTTCCGGTAAATCCCGGAATTGAACCCGTTCCGCCACCTCCAACACAAACAACACATACTGAATTTACACCAGCCGGACAAAGCCAAGAATAAGTTCCAGGAGTAGTATATTGCTGTTCACCTTGAGGTCCTGCTGCCGATAAAATGTCTACCCTAAATGTTTCTGCTCCCTCTGTTAACTCATCTGCGATTGGAGTAAGAGAAAAAACGGTAGTAGAAGCTAGAGTTGGACCGGAAGCACTAATATCAAATTGACCCCTGTCTCCCCCTCCAGGTAAAGGTGTAAAATCGTTTTGAGAACTTGATGTATGAACAGCCTGATAATATAATCTTGTACCATTGGCCACATGGTAAGTTGTCACGGTAAAGTTAACTGATCCTCCTTCTGATACGGAGCTACTAGAAGGAACAACAGCATAAGTTGGAGTAAAGCTAGTATCACTTACTGTTATATTGTTTGATGTTGCAACAATTGGACCACTAGTACTCCCTGTTCTCAACTGTATGGCAAAAGTTTCTGTACCTTCACCACCACTTAAATCATTAGTTAAAGTCACACTAAAACTGCCAGTACCATTGGGTGGAGTAGCCACTGCTATCAGTACCGATCCACTTAAACTAGAACTTGCGAAGTCACTTGTGGTTAGACCAGTCCCTGTTACAGTCCAATATAAAGTTGTACCTCCAGGAACTTGGCCTGTTGTTATACTAAAAGTAACGCTTGCCCCTTCATTAACTGATGAAGGGCTTCCTGTTATACCGTAAGTCCTGGTAAGACTGGTATCATTAATGGTTATAGTTATAGATGTTGCCACAACAGGTCCAGCCGTTGATCCTGTTCTCAATTGAACCTGAAAAGTTTGATCACCTTCTGTTGTTAAATCGTCTGTTGCACTTACACTGAAGCTACCAGTTCCGCTAAGAATTGGGCCTGCTGCGCTTATGGCAAAATTTCCATTAGTTGAAACAAAATCTGCTGCCGCTGTTGTACCGTCTGAAATTGTCCAATATAAAAAAGTTCCATTAGGTACGTGGGTAGTGGCTACATTAATTGTTAAATTTGTTCCTTCATTAAAATTATTAGCGACAGGATTTATACTGTAGCCTGGTGTAAAACTTGTGTCATTTATTGTTATAGCAGGGCCTGTTGCTACAATAGGTCCAGATGTGTTGAATGTTCTTAGATTATAGACAAATGTTTCTGCACCTTCTCCTGTACTGAGGTCATTAGCCAGTGTCAAAGTTGTAGATCCTCTACCAGCCGCATATGTTCCACCTAGGACAACGGATCCAAAAAGAGTTGCTGGACTAAAATCACTGGGAGTTATATTAGATCCGCTAATGGTATAATATAAAGTTACTGGAGGAAAGTTTGTTGTAGTAACAATGATACCTACACTTGAACCTTCATTTACGTTTGTAGTTGAAGTTGTAACATAAAAACTAGGTGTTAGACTGGTGTCGTTTATGGTAATTGTAGGACTTGTTGCTTGAACAGGCCCAGAAGTGCTGTTAGATTTAATAACAGTATTAAAAGTTTGATTACCTTCTGTGGTCATATCAGCTGCAATGGCAATATTATATGAACCAATATTTGACGAGACATTAAAGCTACCAAATAAAGGTGGATTAAAGTCAGCATCATTGGTAGTGACGTGACTAATAGTCCAATAATAGGTGCCATTGGGTATGTTACTTCCACTTATATTGATTGTGGTAGTTTGTCCTTCATCAACTGTTATTGGTCCAGGAGTGACTACCCACACAGGCGAATTACTGGTATCGTTAATTGATAAAGTGGGTGTTGATGTAGTAATTGCACCAGTGGTACTAGCTGTTCTTACTGCAAACTGAAAAGTTTCAGTGGTTTCACCTGTGCTGGCATCATTCAAAATTGTCATAGAAACACTGCCAGCATTTGCATTTATGAATACTGATCCAAAATGTACTCCGCCAGTGAAGTCATTGCCATTTACCGTTCCTAATGCTGTCCAATAAAGAGTTGTACCATTAGGTACGTCTGTGGTTGTTATATTAAAAATTATCGTTTCGCCTTCATCATAAGCAGCCTTAACTGGATTTCTAGTAACATTGTATGTGGGGTCGATACTTGTATCTAGTATTATTATGGATGTGCTTGTTGTAACAACAGGCCCTGACGCACTACCTGTTCTAATTTCTACGTAAAAATTTTGATTACCTTCTGTTGTTGAATCTGCAAGTGTATTAACAGTAAATGTTCCTGTGTTTCCATTGATAAAAAAGTCACCGCTTATGGCTGAAAAATCAGCATTTTGAGTAGTTTGGTTGTTGATTGTCCAAAATAAATTGGTACTGTCAAACAAATTTTCTGTAATAACCCTGAAACTGCAAGTATCTCCTTCCCAAACAACTGGTAATCCTGAAAGAATACTTCTAGGTACCACTTCTACAAAATAGGCAGGATTTTGGCTGGCATCCATAATTTCTATTACTTGTGAAGTTGCCACCACAGGACCTGTTGTACTTATTGTACTTACCTGCATTGCCAAAGTTTCATATTGAGTGGGCACATAGGCAGCTATAGTTACCAAAGATGGTGAAAATGGTACAAAAGTTGCATCTTTGAAATTTCCAAGATACAATTGACTTGTCACGGGATTACTGACAATAGTATAACCATTAGGAGCATCGAAAGTATTGAAAGACTGAACAGACGTTATATTTCCTGTAGAATAATCTATTTGATACTGGTAAATTCTTCTAGTATTCAAAGTTCGAAAATAGATAAATGGCAGCTTATTATCAATAGTTGCTTTAGAGGTCTCACCAGATCCTATTACATTATCAACTCCAAATTTAATCAACCACCCAGTTTTAGTTATTCTATATTTTTCAATAAATCCATCTGTAGTTGAACGATAAAGGTATCTGCCAAATTTATCAATCACAATATTTTGTGTAGTATTGCCAGTAGTTAAATGGTTATAATAACTTGTGGTACCATTTTGGTTTATATAATATATAGTAAGATAATAAGCATTTGCTATAGAACCAGAGATATAAAGCACACCACGAGCAGATCCCAAGTTTAATAGATCTGGTCTTGGATGTATTTTCATGTCACTATAAATAGTAAACACATTAAATGTAGGCAAATTGACACCTACTTGACTTGTACCTATTTGTGTTAATGCACCTGTACTAGTAGTAACCGCCGATGATGAAATAAAGCTTTGATTATTAGCAAGGTGCAACGCAATCAATAAACTGCCGTCATTGGTATAACAAGGAAAGTCAACAGAATTAAGCGAATTATTCGTGAGGCCTGTAAATTCTTGATCTGCCACTCTAGTTATCACATTAGTTAAGGTATTTCTTTGCAATATTTGAAATCTGTAACTATTAATGGCAGCAGCATTGGTTCCAACATGAATGCACTGATGAGAAGGATGTGGCCTAATGGAAATTGCATTGCTTGTAAAATCAGACCTTATTCTTGTAATAGCACCTGTTGCAGTGTTTATTGAATACTGTTCCCATCCTTGATCCCATGCTCCATAAACGTATTGTCCATCGTCGCTGACGGTAATTTCTCGTAGTATACCACTGGCTATAGTGAGACTATTAACAAAATTTAAACTGCCCGGAGCTTCCGTTGTTTGGTCAAGTTTGGCATTTACGGTAAATGCTGCTGCTGCACTAAGAACAGTCACGTTTCCAAAATTAGTATTTTGAATAAGATCTTGGGCGCCAGCGGTTCCTGTGTTTACCCAATATAAAATTGTGCCGTTATCTACATTTGCCGTGCTGATATTAAAGGTTACATTTTGACCTTCATTTATCCTAAAAGGACTGCCTATGTTTGGAACAATTGCGTAGGTAGGGTCTAAACTTGTATCATTGATAAAAATGTTAGGAGTGGTTGCAACAATTGCTCCATTTAGACTTGATCTTATGTTTACAAAAAAACTTTCTGTACCTTCTGTTAATTTATCAGCAATCACATTTATTGAAAATTGCGCCTGAGGATTTTGTCCCACGTCTATTACAAATGTACCTGTTGTTGGAGTAACATCAGTTACAATGTTTGTATCCCAAAAATATGTAGTTCCCTGTGGAACTCCGTCAGAAGTTGGTATTTGTATTGTAACTGCGGCTCCTTCATTAACGGGATTAGGAGAGGCTGTTACAGTTAATCCAGGTGCTCTACTGGTGTCAAAAATTCTCACCTCAGAAAATGCCACTACCGGTCCTGAGTTACTGCCTGTCCTTAATTCAAATAAAATTGTTTCAGTTCCCTCAGTTGTAGCATCATTTATAACCGTAAATGTTACACTTGCAGCATTACCTGATATTGTAACCTGTCCAAACTCGGGATTGGCAGGAGCACTAAAATCAGTTCCAAATGTTGTACCGCCCTTGGTCCAATAAAGAATTGTGCCATTTAAAACACTGGTAGTTGCAATATTAAATGTAACAGATGCGCCTTCGTTTATTGGTGAAGAACTAAAAGTTACCTGATATGTAGGGCTTAAACTTGTATCTTGTATTCTTACAAGACATTCAGCAACAATTTCACCTGCAATATTTCCTCTCCTTATGTAGATAGGAATATCTTCTGAGCCTTCAGTGGTTCTATCAATGTTAGCTGTTAGTACAAACGATCCTATGCCATTTGTTAGGCTAATGAGGCCGTTGTCAGTTAAAAAATCATCAGTAGGAATACTGTAAAAAAGAGAAGTTTCTGGTGCTAATTCAGTATAAACATTAATAGTAACTGACTGACCTTCGTTTATACTGGCACTACTTGGAGTTGCAGTATAAAGCGCAGTCATTCCTATTTGGATTATTCCACCATCTATTTGACCATCGGTAAAACTAATTGGCATAACTCACCCTATAACAAATGTCAATGGAGTTCCTCCATCCTTATAGTTAATAAGATCTTGCTCAAGAACTTCTAATTCTGATTTACCTTCCGCCTTCAAGGCTGTTCCATTTAAACTGGTTCCTCCTTGCGGACTTGCAATTTGAGCAAATTTTTCTCTTGCTTCACCTAGTATCATTTTGCAAGTTGCCAGAGAATAATCTCTTAACCATTGACTAGCAAATGGATCTTGTAGTAAATTGAAGTCAGGGCGCTGATTGTAGATCCATAGAAGAACTTCTTCTTCACTCCTAGGTCTTTGCATTAGGGTTAGTTTTTTGGTGGTTCTATTAAAGGTAAAATTTATATCGCTTCCAAACATCTTACCAACTTGCTTTTGATAACTGGCAAAGGCATAGTATGTGGCCAATCCTCCCATATTTGTAGCAGTAAGCAAATAGGTATTAGAATACGCAAGATTGAATGGTTCGAATAATGTACCTCCTTGTCCTCCACCTGAACGAGATCCTATACTTCTTCTAAAAATTTGACGAACATTTGTAACTTCTTGAGGTAAGTTATATTCATTCCTATCTACTTCTATGGTTAAAAAAGCATAGCTTTCTTCTACTGCGTTGCTGCTGCGTTGTCTAAATTTTCCCAAGGCACGATCAATTGCAGTATTATAATCTTTTGGGTCTAATTCTACATCAACCATAGAACCACCCAACATAGAATTTATGTATTCTACGATTTTTTCACGTTCTAGCTCGTTTTCAGTCATAATTTTATTTACCATAAATATATTACTATGCCTAGACTTTCTCTTTACCGCCCAGAAAAAAGCAACGATTTTAGATTCTTAGACCGTGCCATAAATGAACAATTTCAAATAGGTGGAACTGATATCTATGTTCACAAATATGTAGGCCCTAATTCTCCTCAGCAAGGTGAAAGTTCTCCTGTTCAACCTAATCAAAGCAATTCTATTCCTGAATTAGGCATACAAGACCTTCTTTTACTGGAAAATAGAGATAGAAAATATGACCAAGATGTTTATATTATTAGAGGAATTTACACTCTTCAAGATGTTGATTTTAATCTAAGCCAATTTGGGTTGTTTCTACAGAATGACAATATTATGATAACTTTCCATTTAAGGAGCAGTTTTGAAGCTCTAGGTAGAAAGCTTATTGCAGGTGATGTATTAGAGCTTCCCCATCAAAAAGATGAATATGCATTAGACGATGGTCTAACTGCTTTGAAACGATTTTATGTCATAAGTGAAGTTACTAGACCTGCAAGTGGATATAGTCAAACATGGTATCCTCATTTAATAAGAGCCAAATGCCAACCTTTAGTTGACACACAAGAATTTAAAGAGATATTAGATAAAGATAGTGGAGCAGATGATGGAATAACTCTAAGAAATTTATTGAGCGATTATCAAAGAAGTATAGAAATCAATAACCAAGTGATATTACAAGCAGAAGAGGATGTGCCTAAAAGCGGCTATGAAACAAGACATTTTTATATTATTCCAGAAGATGATAAAGGTCTAGCAGATGTTCAAGACACCACCGACCTTGAAATAGATGCCAGTAGCACAATGATAAATGCTGCCGCTGTCTTAAAAACTCCTAATAAAAATTATTATGTGGGTTGGTTAACCGGCGACGGAGTTCCTCCTAACGGATCACCTTATAACTTCGGTATCGTGTTTCCTTCAAATGCCATTGCAGGAGAATTTTTCTTAAGAACTGATTATTTGCCTAATAGAATGTATAGATACGATGGAAGGAATTGGGTTAGATTTGAAGATGATGTAAGAATGACAATAAGTACTCAGGGAGACACTCAAGCTACTGATCCAGCACTTGTTCGTAGAAAACTCAAAGCAAGTTTTGTAAACAACTTAAATACTTCAACTATAGCAGGACAAATTGTACCTGAACGTCAATCACTGAGCAAGGCGCTCAAACCTAGGGCAGATTTATAAAATGGATTATTTTTATGACGGTCAATTGAGGAGATATGTTGCTCAATTTATAAACATAATGAGCAATTTTGCCTACAAAGATAATAAAGGTAATCTCGTCCAAGTTCCTGTTAGATACGGAGATCTAACAAAACAAGTAGCTCAAGTTTTGAGAAAAAATAGCGAAAACGCCATACCCAGTGCTCCATTCATTGCCTGCTATATAAAAGATTTACAATTTGATCGACCTAGACTACAGGATCCTACTTTTGTCAGTAAGATTAATATTAGAGAAAGAGACGTTGATCAAAACAATGATTATTTGAATACACAAGGATCAAATTATACAATAGAAAGAATAATGCCAAGTCCCTACTTACTAACATTGACAGCAGATATATGGACATCGAATACAGATCAAAAATGGCAAATTTGGGAACAAATAGTGGTATTTTTTAATCCTAGTTTAGAAATTCAAACGACTGACAATTATATAGATTGGACTAGTCTCAGTGTACTGCATTTAGAAAATCAAACTTATACCAGTAGAACTATTCCACAAGGAGTAGCAGAGGATATTGATATTTTAACAATGAATTTTACGGCACCTATTTGGATTACACCTCCTGCAAAGGTAAGGAAATTAGGGGTAATTACTAAAATAATTAGTAATGTTTTTTCTTCTAATGCAGAAGGTATTATTCAAACTCAATATCGAATAGACGGAGCAAGTGATATTTTTAATAACATTACGTCAGGTGAAGAAATTGTCATAACACAAGGTGATTTTGACTTATTGATATTGAATAATCAAGCGAGACTGGTTCCTCCAAGTGTCCCAGATAGATCAATTGACATTACAGATCCAAGAAATTCTGTAAGTTGGCAAAAACTTTTGAGTTTTTATCCAGGTAAATTTGTAGCAGGAGTAAGTCAATTAAGATTTTCAAATCAGGAAGGAAGTGAAATAATAGCCTATGTAAGCTTAGATCCACTTGATGATAAAAATATGGTATTAAATATTAATCAAGATACTATTCCTACTAATACTATTATAGCAGGAAGAGGCACAATTGATGCTATAATAAATCCTAGCACTTATAAACCCACAGGGCTAGTAGCAGGTTTAAGATTTTTAATTCTAGAAGGAATAAATGATAATGATCAATTTGGAACACTGGGTTACCAGGGTCCGATTGCATGGAAAAATGCAGATAATTCAGACTTTCATGCTAATGCTAACGATATTATAGAATATAACGGTTCAAATTGGCTAGTAGTATTTGATAATAAAGGCTTCAATGGAACAATTTATACAACAAACAGCTATACAGGCACACAATATCAATATTCTAACGGAGATTGGAGCAAAACTTACGAAGGTATATATAATAACAAGTTATGGCGTCTAATCCTTTAAATCAAAAAATTGTATGCAGTGGGGGTCTATTCCTTGCAGTAAATACAAAACGTTTTTTATTTTTACAACGAACGCAATTAAAGACTGCTGGGCTTTGGGGGTTTGTTGGAGGTAAAAAAGAACCCTTTGATCATACCCCATTTAGTATTTTGGAAAGAGAGATAGAAGAAGAAATCGGAAAAATTTCTGAAATTAGGAAAATTATACCATTAGAATTATTTGAAAGTAATGATCAAAAATTTCAATATAACACATATGTTTTACTAGTAGGAAGCGAATTTATTCCCAAACTTAATTCTGAGCATTCAGGATTTGCTTGGTGCTCATTTAATCAATGGCCTAAACCATTACATCAAGCCGTGAAAAACAGCCTAAATAATAAAGTTATAAAAGCCAAACTTGAAATTTTAATTAGTCTGATTTAATCAAATCTGGGCCGAATGCCCAAGTGCCTAGATGTCTCAATTCTTGACTAAGCATGGTATCAATCTTTATCTTGTATCCTAAACTGGAAATTTTTTGGCACAGCAGCATGTCCTCACCTAGATAATCATTCGATTGTGAGCTCCAACCAAATTCAAACCAAGGCTTAGTTAGCTCTCTAAAAATAGTAGTCTTCATCAACATACATCCCATGCCTACGCCTTGCACTTCAACTAGATCGTTATAAATTTCAAATGGCAAGGGGTTAGACCAATCTCCTATGATTTCATAGGCGACTCCTTTTGCTGGCAGTTGTCGCCTAACATAATTACATGCTACTACAGATTCATTGTGAGCCAAAAGTCTCAGAGCTGTCGATGCTGGAAATACTATGTCACTGTCTAACCATAACACATATTCGGATCCAAGGGCTACTGCTTCTGTGGCTAACCTTTCTCGTTGTGTTAATAAAATTGTGCTAGCATCCATGAAAACATGAGTATCTAGATTATTTTGCGTGTTAAGTTTTACCATTTCTACAAGGCTAAGAGCGTGAGCAGAATGAAGAACATCTCTAGTTGGAATACAAACAGCTAGATTACTTCTTTTTGAGTCCCAACTAGAGGTAGAAAATACAGATCTCTTTTTCATGCGCCAGCAACATCCTTACTAAGTGTTTCGCCCTTGATTACAAGACTATGGATTGCATTTATCAAATCTTGAGTCCGTTTAGCACATATTATAAAATCATTAGGACTTAATTTGCAAGCCGTATTCATTGTTTCTATATCAAGGCGTCCATTAGTAAGGGTTTCTATAGCACAGGTTCTAGCCAAATTTTCAATAAATCGTAGTTTTATTTCTTCTTCATCATCTTCCAATAAGACCTGACATTCATCAAAATCCAGGTCCTCTAATAACTCCAAAAGATAGGTTTTTTCATTTAATTCAGATTTGTTTAAATCTGATTTCTTAGATAAAGACTGTAGTCTGGTTAAAAAATCATGTAAAGTTTTAGGATTGGTTGTTCTATCCCAATAAATTATATTATCTAATTCCCACTTGCTAGGCCCTACTACTAAATTGTCTATCAATGTTTCTACTTGTTCAATATTCATTTTTAACCTGGATAATTAAATGGTGTAGGTCTACCGCCAAATGTTTGAGAAAATTTAATTTGTGTGCCGGGAGTTTGTCCAATACCGTAAGCAGGGTTAGCTCCTAATACAGCGCTCAATTTAATATTCTTCCCACCTGTTGGGGCATTTCCTCCTGTACCTGGTAAGTTGTTGGTAAAAGCCTGATTAACCTTGCCAAAACTTATTTCTGCCCCCGAAGCTGGTGTAACAAACGCCATATTAGTTTCCTAGGGCATATTTATTTATATGCATGGTTTTTGTTGATATAGAAAAATAGATTGTCATAATAACTGAAAATATTCAGTTATTTACCAGATAAAATTGCTTTGTGAATAACTCAGGCTTGTGCTTCAGTCCATCTTAACAGCACAGCACCTCTTACACTAGCATTACCTGTAAGATTTGAAACACGTACATTTATAGCTAATGTATCAGGCCCATTTGGAAAAACTCCGATTCCTCCGAAAGGGCTGTTTGTTAATTCTTTAAGTTGAGATAAACTTAATACAGAGTCCCCTGAGGGCTGACAACTAAAGGCAAATACTTGCTCACCAGGCAAGGCATATGTTCCTGCTGAATAGGTTATTTGACCGGAGTTTGCCACTTGACCTAGACTTGGTTGTCCTCCTTGAGTTTCTAAATTTAAACTTGACCAAGAAGCACCTGAAACATTTTTTGGATTTAGAACTCCTTCAACGATAATACTTTGGGGATTGTTGTTTCCCTGTGCCAATGATACAGCGCATTCTGAAAGCAGCATGGTACTACGATTAATTAAATCTCTGGTTCCTAGGTCGCCTACTGCACTATTGCTGACACTAGGTGCAAGTCTAATTAAAAATACTGTTGCAGTTGCAACTGTAATGGACAAATTGCTTTGTTGATAATTAAAAATATAACCCCTATCTTCGTCAAATAGCCCATCTACAAGCAAAGCACTTCCCCAGTGGCTTAAGGTAGGTGTTGCATAATTAGAAATTTGAATAACACCTGTTTGAATAGAATGAATGGCGGCTGCTCCTGCTGTCATTGTATAATTCGCTCCGTTAATCCATTGTGTCAGTGGTACTGCTCTTGTAAGTCCTGTAAGTATGGAACTTCCAGATTTTCCAGTATAGTTAATCAGTTCGTTGTCTATGTAAACTGTACCGGTTGTTGCAAAATATGTATTATCTGCCACCCACATAGATGTATCACTTGCACTCGTGCCAGAAGTTAGCCAAGATATTGCACCCTCGTTTTCTATACTATATCTAACAGGTAAATTTCCTGTCCTCATATGAGATTCATAGTTTACATTATTGTTCTTTAATCTATGAACATAAACCCAGTTGCCGTCAGATCCTCTAACCATCCAATCAACGAAACCAGCTCCATACCATGTATATTGTATTCCAAGCATGTGCATTCTGGCTGTGTTTATTGTAAAACCACTAGGGCCTGTTCCATCTACTCTATCTATATTAAATTCCTGTTGTCTAGATCTTGTTTCCTGTATTAAACTGGCCTTTACTCCCACAGCAGCACTAGTTCCTCTATAATCTGGATTCACATAGGCAACTGAATCACTACCAACGCCTGTAACCCAATGTGTCATTCCCCTTATAACAATTTTATCTCCAGCCTTAATTTGCCTGGTGAATCGTGTGTTTGTTCCAGTAATCTGATTTGAATTTGGATTAACTGTTACAATTCCTATCAACTGTTGAACTGCATTTCTTCTAACAACGCATAGGTTCATACCGTCAAATTCCCAAAACATACCGTTTTGGTCATCGAAACATCCAGCACGAATGGTCGCTCCATGCCATGTTTCTACAACAACTTTTTGTCTAACTCCAAATACAGCTCCGCCTGGTGGAAGCGCCACCTGAGCTTGTATTTGAAATTGTGTATCACTGTTGATTCCTGTTACCTGATATAGCCCATCAAATTCCGGACTAGCAGTAAATCCCTCTATTCTTACCTGAGCTCCTACTTGTAATCCATGTAAGATATCATCTGTTGTTACAAAAATATTAGATCCTACTGAAGTTCCACTTTGGGAAATAGCTCTAATATCATAATTTGGTTTGAGCAGAGTACCAGTTGACCATAATAGTCCTTTACCAGATTGATATCTAAAATATTTTTTACTCACCCTTATAACACTGGCACCATAACTAGGGATACCGCAATTAATTATGACTCCACCATCGAATGGCCTATGGATAATTTGAAACCCTGCTAAAGAATACACAGCGGTTACGCCCAGACCAGCGGCGGTAACTTGACCTATTCCTAGATAAGTGATTGAAGTGAGACTTGGAATTCCTGTAATTATAAAAGGACCAGTGCCGTTAGAAGCGTTTCCAGGCCCGTTTAGAATTACATATAATGGTGAACCAGGGGTTAATCCGTGATTACTATTAAATGTAATAGTTATAGTAGAAGGACTTGAACCATTTGATGTAACGCTTGCTACGCTCAAGGATGCTCCTGTATACAGTTTAGCTCTTCTCAATGTGGTAGCATCTGTCAATAAACTCTGTCCATTGGTTCCGACAACTCCCCAAGCAATATATGTAAATTGGTTTGCGGCAGGAACAGATGCTATTATAAAAAATCCATCTGCTCTACTTGAGCCATTTATAGCATCACTTACAGCCAATATACTTACAGCTTCTCCTGCTGCCATGCCGTGATTGGCAGTGGTTGTAACCGTAATTGTACTAGGTGTACCTCCGTTTGTTATTATAGACGAAATAAAAAGATCTATTCCTGGAACTTCATAGATTCCAGGATATCCTCTGACCAAACCGTAGCCCGCCCACTTTGTTGGTTGTGTACCGTATTCAAAGTCAGCATCTATCATTGACTGACCTTGACTAATTCTCATTCTTTCAATGGCGTCTGTGCCAAAGCTCCAAGGTTTAAAATAAGCAACAGAATTTTCAACAAGAATACTTAACCTATCATTTGAACTAAAACTAGCTGTATTAACTCTCAGTGTAACAGTTGTAAAACCTGATTCTCTTTCTATCAATTTTGGAGATAATCCTGACAAATTACTTTCAGAATGTACCGCAGTTGTATTAATATGATTAGCATCGGCAAAATTATATAAAATAGTGTTTCTTGTTACATTTGTTATAAGTAAAATTTCTTCTAATCTAATATTTCCAGGAATCTGAACGGTGCCGACACCTATTGCTCCCGGAGTAAATACATACTGTCTAATTTGTAATTTTGCCATATTTTACCTTAATAACCAAAAGCCACTGACATCGCCAGATTAAACGCAAAAAAGTTTGTTGCTGTTGCTTGGCCACCTGCCACTAATAATCTTCCTCCGACGTATAAATCTCTATTTATCGCCGCTCCACCTACCACCTGCAAGGCGCCAGTATTTGTAGAAATAGGATTTAGACTGCTTTCTACTTTCAGTGTTCCAACTCCTGTAATAGATCCTGTACCAGAAGTTAATCCCACCGTTATTTTACCTGCTACAAACATATCTTTTTGAACGCCAACACCACCTGCAACTTGAAGAGCGCCAGTTGTACTACTGATGGATGTAGTTGTATTGGTCATGGTGAATATTCCGCCATATGGACTTATCAATCCACCTGACCCTGTACTTAAAGCATAGCCATTTGAATAAATTGTTCCACCTACCCATAAATCTCGACCAAAACCTGCTCCACCTACAACCTGTAAAACTCCTGTATTTGTTGAAGTTGCATTTGCAGAACCAGATACTACGATGTTAGTTGATGTGAGACCAACTAATCCTGTTATAGTTCCACCAATGACTCCGCCTACATTTACTGTGCCTCCGACAACTAGGTCTTTCCCAATCCCAACACCACCTCTAATACTTAGAGCTCCTGTGGTGCTGCTTGCTGCATTGGCAGTCGAAGGTATAATCCATTGGCCAACAGAATCTGCCCACGCTTTAATAGAACCCGATCCATCTGCCAGTATGACATTACTGTTACTGCTTACCATAACAAGTTGAGAGTCATTTCCTGTGTAGCCACCTATTATTACATTGCTCGATCCAGCATTAACACTAAGACCTGCATTTTTACCTATGAATATACTATTTCTATTAGAAGTTATATTAAATCCAGCTAGATGACCAATAACTACATTAGAATCTCCGCCTGCATTTGGAGCTGCCAACGCACCTATTATTACACTACTTGTACTAGTTGTAGAAGTTGGATAAGAGCTAGCATTACCGCTATTGAGGAAAATACTACCAAATCCGTCACCTGCATCTCTTACAGCTAGGTGTACAGTGCCCCATCTTATTCTTCCTGTAGCCCCAGAGCCACTTCCTAGACTAATGTATCCCCCTACTCCCAGACCTCCTTCAACTCTCAAGGCGCCCGATGTAGTATTGGTGGATTGCGTTGAAGAATTGATTACTATAGCCTGTTGAAATCTATTGGCGTTTGCTCCTGACCAATAATTTTCATTATTCAAAGCGGTTTGGAGTGAAGTTGAATTTGGAAAAGTTATAGATCCGTCGTTGTTAAAGGACCAGTTCCAAAAATAAGTTTGATCAGTTGTATATATGTCTACACCGCTAGTTGCATCAACAGTTACATTGATATTAGGAAGGCCAAGCTTTAATATTTCTCCAGTTGAACCTGTTCTCAAAATCGTATGATTGTAGGATCCTCTTGGTAAAACTATATCTCCCCCAATGTATACATCTGCGCCTACACCTACTCCGCCCTTGACCTGAAATGCTCCCGTTGTTGTTGATACAGCATTGGTGGTATTGTTGATTACGAATGTACCGGTTGTACCTGTTGTTATTCCCTGTGTTACAAAAGAATTAACAGTAGCAGTGGTTAATATTTGAGATCCGGATATAAAACTAGTTGTGCCTATATAGACAGCGCCACCTATACCAACTCCACCTCTAACCTGTAGGGCACCTGTGCTTGTAGATGTTGCATTAGTTGTTGATGTTACTTGGACTAATTCAGAAGAAATATTAATTGCTCCG